TCTTCGTCTCGATGGTGATGCCGTCTATGGTCTTCGGATTCAGGCACAGCCTGTCCGCGTACGCCAGTATGTCTTTCCGGAGAGACTCGAGCGTGGCGACGATCGGCGCCTTCTTTGATCCGCCGTCCGCAGTCGGCACTTCGAACGGGTAGCCCTCTGCGGCAAACCATTCTGACAGTGCGGCGTACTGCTCGCGCAGCTCCGCGTAGATCTCGATCAGTTCGTCAAACTCAGGTTTGTATGTGCCAAGCTCCTTCATCGCTTTAACCGTCCGTTGCTTTATCGCGTTTTTCGTTTGTTTTCTCGCCATCGTCTCACCTCCCGGAAAATGTTCCCCAGACCTCGCACTATTGGAAATGGGGTCGCCCGCCCGGTCCCCAGCGGCCTCGCCCCGACCCCCGAGGGTAGGGGGGGTGTCTCAGCCAAACTGGATGCTTAAAGCCACGAGACCAAGAAAGACTTCAACGCTCTCTCCGGTAAAACTGATTCCGAACATGATCGTGGCCGGAAAAAGCACGTAACCCTCAATACGCTTGATTCGCATCGACCCTCACAACCTCCCTGACTTTACCCCTCCACCTCTCCCCCGCCGGCGTCAGCTCGCCGGTCAGGCGATCATGCATCCGCTCGTGGCACTCGTTGCACAGGCTCACGAGGTTCGCGCTGACTAATGCCAGCTCCGGATATCGTTCCAGCGGGTAGATGTGATGCACTGTCTGCGCCGGCGTCGTTTTGCCGTACCTCCTGCACTCCTGGCACATGTAACCATCACGGCGTAGGATCGACTCTCGCTTCTTACGCCACTTGCTCGACTTGTAAAATTTCACGCTCCCACCTCCCAATCAACCCGGACACCGCGCCGCACCTATCCGGCTCGGCAGGAGGAGGTCGATTCACACCTTGCGACGCGGTGGACGAAGTAAAGAAAAAGCCGCCCGATCGCTCGGACGACTCTATATACAACTCTCACACATCTTGCACACTATCATAATAATCGATTTTATGACGCCAAAAGTGCAATTAAAGTGCAGTCTTATCTCCAACCGAGTCTCAACGCTATCTCTTGCACGATCTCATCCCGCCAGTTGATCGCTGTTCGCCTGCTCACATGCAGCTCCATCGCGATGCCGTCCCAGGTCAGCCTCTGTGGCCTTGTCCAGTACTTCAATCGAACCAGCTTCTGCCGCTCCGGCGACAGTCCGTCATACACGTCCTTGATGGCCTCGGCCACCTCGGACAAGCTGGACAACCGCTTATCCGTCACCAGGCGCGTTGCCCTCTGCGCTGTTGTGTCGCTCGGTAGATTGCTCCGTCCACCTCCGACTCTGTTCGGCTCCGGCGATGCGTGCAGGATCTCGTCTCGCAGCCTGGAGATCTCCTTGATCGTGTCCTGGTAAGCGTAGAGCTCTGCCTCGACATGCTGAAACGCTCCTCGGCTAATCTTGATTGTGGTTGTTGTTTCAGCCATTATTTCACCGCTCCCTTCTTCCGCTGGTTAAACTGATCCGGCGTCCGCAGCACGTACTCCCGCCCGGAGACGCGGATTATGGTCGGGACGCCCTTCTTGACTTTGAGAACGGTCACGACCGGACGGTATTTGTCACCGCGGTTCATATTGCATCACCCTTGATTTGTTTGATGGCTTGACGGGCTATATTCACGCAACCGTTTCCAGTCAATCATAATCCTTGCCTTTTCTGTTTCCTTTTTAAGATCAAGTTTTGCTTCAACTGCTTTTTTCAGGAGCACCCTTCTGTTCCTCCAATCCGGCGAGCCATTTTTCTTCCAGTCTGTTAAGCCACTCGTCATCGTGATAAACTTTATTCACAACATATTTGATAGACGAAACATTTCTTACAGGCTTACCGCCATGAAAATCCTGATTTACATGCTCGGCGATAACAGCTAAGGGAACTTGTTCGTCGTATTCGCGTTCAATCGCTTCCACTTCGAGATACGTATATAGAACTTTACTCATTCTAGTTTTCCTCCAATCCGGCGAGTATCTCCAATTCTCTTTGTGCATCCAACGGCGGCATGTATGGGTTGTTCTCATTTGCCCTATGCGTAAGGGCGACTATAGCCGCAGCTTTATATCGTTCCATTTCCAGTTTCCACTCCAGCACCTTGCGGACGACTTCTTCGGGAGATTCGGTGACGTAAAGCATTCCATCGGATGCCGTGATTGTTGTTTCGACTTCTCCAAAGAGCATTCTTGTTTTTGTGATAAAGGTAATGTTTTCGGGCGCGATATAAACCGTTGTGCCGTCCTGTGCGCTCGTCAACCGTATCATGCGTTCCCATCTCCTTTCGCCGCGTTGATGACGATAGTAAGTGGAACAATCTCTTTAACGCGGCAAGTCGGACAACGCATACCAGCCTTGCTCGCATCTTCTGGTTCAATCAGATTTTCACAGTTTGGACAGGTATATGCGTACCTCACCCGTTCCACCCCGTTTGGTTCGTGATATCCACATTCACATTTGATAGATTCGCATACGCACGGTTCGGTTGTGGTGGAGAGGGCTTGTTCAGCTACCATCTCAATCAACAGATAGTTGTCCACGTGATACTTGGCTTCGCGAGATTCTTTCGTAATCTTTCGGATGCGTTCCAACGCCGCCCGCAGGTGCTGGATTTCTGCCTCTTTTTCCTCCGCTATCTCTTTCCAGCCGTCTCGGGGATTGTCGATCCTATCACTCAAAATTCACACCTCCCGCCGATGCAGTCCTGACCGTATACCCGCGACTCATCTGGTAGATCATCCGGTATCCAGCTCAGCGCTTGCCTCAGTTGCGTTAGCGTCGTCGCGTCCAGATCGCCGTGCTGCTCGATCACATCGACGATAGCGGTCACTCGGTCAAGGCGTTCCTGCAGAATCTCTTCTTGTCTCATCCCCGCTCAGCCTCCTCGATCAACTTATCCAGATACCATCTTGCTTTACGCAGATCCTGCACTCCACCCTTGCGCTTCCAGCGCCACATGTACTTGATCACGCTGCCCGTGCACACAGCCTGTATACCTTCGAGTCCCACCGTGGCCGCTTCAATCGCATCGATGCACTCGACTTTGCCGGCAGTGTAATGTGCCGGGTGATTAACCACGTCACCCTTATCCAATCTCATTTCTTGCTCCGGTGTAAAACCCACTATTGATCAGCCTCCTTGCTCCGCAAGAACTCACAGCCCTCATCTGTGATCTTGTATCGATCGAATCCTCGTGACCATGTCATCACCAGAAATCCGCGATTCATCAAATGTGTGCAGTGCCGCCGTAACGCATCGTTACGCCATTGCCAGGTGACTGTAAACTCACCCTTCTTATCTGCGATCCAGAGAATTTGCTTGTCAGATAGTCTTGCCATTGCCCTCAGCCTCCTTGCTTATCCGTCCCATTACCCGATCAAACTCCTGCCCTGTCGTATCATCCAGCGTGATCGTCGCCATGCCGTCCCACAGCTCTCTGATCTCCGTCGCCTTAGCGTGCAGCTGCTTCTGCAGCCGAGGCGGCAGCACGATCTCTGCCGCTTCCGTATAGTGCTGGACAGCCTTGGCGTAGGCTTGTGAATGTAACCAGTTTTGAAAGTTCCAAAATTTTTCATTAGTCATCGACTTAACTTTTTGAAACATGCGCTTTTTCTCTTCGGGAGTCATAAGCATTGCCCCCAATATCGAAATTCAGCGTTACGCCTAGCCTTTCTCGCATCTTCAATCGTTTCAAATGTCCCAAGATTGATCAATTCACCGTTTACACGTATTCTTGCTACCCAGCGGTCATCCAACGATATTCGCCTCCTTGACAAATACGCCGTTTACGATACGTCCTTTGCGGTCTTTGATTTCTTCATAAGCTCGTTCGATGCATTCCTCGACATCCAGACCAAGCTGTAACGAAAGCACAGTCAGCACAACGTAGATATCGCCGATCGAATCGATCACCTGAGCCATGTCCCTTACCGCCAGACTTCTGCAGAGCTCGCCGTACTCCTCACCCAATTTGAGCGCCTGCTTGACCGGATCCGCAGTATGCAAGTCGCGTTCTTTAGCCCACCGCTTGATCTTGTTTGTAACGCTCTCCGTTTGAGTCTGTGTATGCTGCAGGATGAGTTGTTCGATCTGCTTGACCAGGCTCGACGGCGATTCTGACATTGGACTTGCTTCATCGTCTAGCAGGATTGGCGTTCTCGTCGGTTCATTGACCTCCTCGCTGGTCTTTCTATCCGCTGCCATCAACTCAAGTTCTCGTTCCTCTGCGTCTTTCTCTCTGATACCCCATCCCTGCAGCTGGCGATAAAAGGCTTGCGTATTGTTCTTGTAATACTCACGCATAAGCTCAGTCCGACCTTTACCTTGATGTCTCAGTTGCAGATATCTCTCTTTAGTCAAAGTGCTCATCGTTTCTTCCTCCCTTATCAGCTTCCCGGTAGCTCGATAACGTTCGAGTTCTTCGGGAGTTAATTTGTAGGTGATAACCGGTCCGGATCCGCGCGATCTCTCCTCTACCTCGCGTTTCGGGACCGGTGTCCCCGTTGGTCCGCGCATGAATCGATCACCTCGCTTAAAGCTCGTTTGTCACGCTGTCACGTGTCACGTTTCGTTTTTAATTCGCTCTTATGCGCGTGACACGCGCGGTTCGACCCGTTTTTCGCCGAGCTTTTCGGCAATCATTTGCATCGTCTGTTTTCCGTTTTTTCGCAATTCCTCGAATATTCTGGCTTCGAATTCCGTGAGGGCGATTTGGTTCATAGTCATCACCTAGTCGTTATCTGTAAAATATTTCCGCGTTACAGATGTTACAGATAAATAATAAATATATATTTATATTATTTGTGCGCGTGTGTACGCCTGATAGGTTCCTATATAAGAAGTTGAAAACATCTGTAACATCTGTAACAAATCCTTAAAATCCCTTGTGTATCAATTGGTTTCGCTGTTACAGATTTCTAAAATCAATCCGTAACGATCCGTAACATCTGTAACAGCTCATAAATGTATATTTATACATTAAATTTGTATAAATATACGATTCGGTTTTCCATCTACCCGGATCACTTTTGTCTCCATTCCGAATTTCCGACACACCTCCCGACTGAATTGAATTTGACTGAGCGGCCGGAGTCCGTTCTGGTAGCACCATGTCGAATATCGCAAGTAAACATCTCTCGTCGGTTCATTGACGATCTTCTGGTCATCTTCAATAAACGCCAGCACCGGGTTATTCAGCGTCTCGTATTGCTTCAGCTCCTGGCGAACAACCTCCGGTAGTGTGAACTGCTTCCGCTGCAGGACTCGTTTTAACCCAGTCAATCCGAGATTCAATAAATACTGCATCGCTCGGTCTGTCGTGAGCTTATCTTTAATGAAAGGGTCAAAATCCGGATCCTGTGACGTAAATTTCGCATTGAACGGAATGATGATCAGCCGGCTTGTAAGTCCGTCCGTTCGATCATTGATCCGCGGAATCTCATTCGCGCTGAAGATCAGCTTCCCGTAATTGTTGAACTCGAATGGATCCTTCCCCTTGCGCTCAACGTTCACGGTTTCCCCTGTAACCAACTTCTTGAAAACGGCATTCGACTGAATGTATTCGCTGTCGATATCATCCCCCAGATTCGCTAATTTCCCGAATAGCTCCGCCGTCTTGAACCGGTGTCCCAGTTCTTCAAGTGCAAGCGAGCTGTAATTCTTCGCGCCGAGAAAATGCCTGATCATATCGAGCAACGTCGACTTCCCGTTCTGACCGGATCCCGTGAGAATGAACGCTTTCCGCAATTCGTTACGCCTGAACAGAAGATATCCAATCATTTCTTCGATCAGCTGCCGAAGTTCCGGATCATGGCAACAGATTTTGTTCAGTGTTCGATCCGTGACTTCATCATAAGCGTCCGGCCGATATTCAACCGGAATCCGGTTTTTAATGATGATCTCGGGATCAAATTCCTGAATTGAATCTGTATTCAGGTCATAAATGCCGTTCTGCAATGCAATCAGGTTTGCCGGCGCCGGATCCTGTTTTTCCGCGATAATGTCCAGATAAGCGAGTGTTTCCCGGCGCTTTGCCTGATTGAGCATCGGTAGGTGTTTGATCATCACCGCTTCAATGTCCTGCGGGCGATCAGAATACACACCGTCCCGGTAGACATGCAGTACATTGTCAACCTTGATGATGTGATTCTCCCGCATGATGTAATGTGCAAATCGATCATGCAAAAACGACGAGCCCTTGAAAAACGACTGTTTCTTAAACGCTTCATCTCGTAAAATAGTGTCAACTTCCCGCTGCTCCAACGGCTTCTTCAACACGTATTTGTTGATCAGGTTGATAGTTTCCTTGATCTCCGCTTTCGTGAAACCGGCGGACTGTAAAGTTAAGATGTAATTAAAGAGTGCCTGATTCCGGCCGTCGCCTTCACTGAGTTTCGAGAAATCAATGTCATGTTTGACTGGCAGGAACCACTTCGGCAGCAGGTCGATGTCTTCGGACTTGCGTACCCAGCGACGCTTCACGCCGTTGTGTTTCAAGACCTGATAGCTGTTTTTCGTGCCGAGTTTGATGTCGACTATAATCCCAATCGCGGTGCTTGTCTTGGTTTTGTTACTTGGTAAGTCTGGATCCCGGAACAGGAAGTGCTTCCCGCGGCTGGTTTCGACGACGCAGCATTTAATGTTGAGATCGTCGATGATTTTCAGGACCAGTTCCGATTTATCGAAATCATCGATGTCGACTAAAACAATACCTGGGGCAAGGACGCCGGCGTATTCATCCATTTTTCGGGCCCATTCATAAGAAACAATTCCTTCCCCTTCTTTGAATTTGGTGATCGCTTTTTTATCTTTTAGGAGTATGAATCCGCTGTATAAAATTTCATAAATTCTCATTGATGATCACCTCGCTTCGTCCAATCTGACCGCCGAATAAATCGCTATTTTTCACCGCCAGTTTTGGCAGTTTTACCGCCAAGTCGATTTTGAAAACCAAGTCATATCAAGACTTCTCATAATGGGGTTGGTGGTAAAACCTCCAGTTTTGGCGGCGATGTAAACGTTTTAATCTGTCGGTCACTCACCATTCCAGCTCATCCTGATACCATTCTTCCGACTGCCCCAAGAAATCCGCGATCCGTTTTTTCGCTGTCTCGATGTACCAGTTTTTGTCCAGTTTCCGCGGGATCCTCGCCTCCCGAATGTCACCGTTTTCGATGAAACACCGCTCCGGTGTACCGGCGATTTTCTCCGGCCGGTCTTTGCCGGATTTCACTTTGTAGACGCCCGGATCCGCGTGCGACCGAGACGCGAATACCCGCAGGACTTTCTCAGAAAGTCGTTTATCACCGTGCAGAGCGTATCCGTATTTCTCGCTGACTTTAACGACTTTTTGGAACTCAATCATCTTGTTGCAGCTTCCGATCGTCTCTTCCACCGGTGTCCCATGAACGAAATACTCGACGACTGCCTTATTGACGATTGGCAAGTCGTAATCTAGACTGTCAAGTTTCTTCACGTATGCGCCCTTTGATTTGTAGCTGCCGTCCTTCTTCACGATGATGTAATTGTTCACGTCCTTCTGATAGATACGCGAGAATACTTCAAATTCCAACACCATCCGCGTCCGGGCCTGCCATTCTGCACAGAGCTCATGCACAATTTCGACGTTCTCACGTTTCGGGATCCGAACGATCAGTCCGTCCGTGTTGGATTGGATCAGCTCGACTACGGGCTCCAGCTGTTCGATCAGATCCAGAAGCAGGAGTTGACCGCCGACGCAAACGTTGTTGGCCTGTAATGGGTCATAGAGCGGGTTGTACTTATCTTTCATGGTGCCATAGACGCTATTGATCACGATTTTGAGCGGATTGGCGAGCGGGTTTTTTTCAGCTTTGTACCGGAGTCGTTCATCCCGAATCTGCCGAAATTTTTCCGGGTCGGCCACGTTCCGGCTGAGGAAGCCGTATTCAATCATCAGGGCTGGGTAATAACTGGCCACGTCGACTGAAAGAAATACACCCTCGCCCTGATAATTGTCCCGGGAACCATGCAAACCGCCCCAGGCGAACGTATGCGGCACCCCGGCAACCTCAACGTTGAGCATCTTTTCATAATCCCGGTTCTCAGGGGTCAAATACCAATCCACGATATGCCGGTATTTTTCGATCCGCAGCGTGTCCGGCAGCCGGATGTCGAACTCGTCATCGCGCTCGACCTTCTTTGCATCCAGAATCACCGCGGCCAGCTGCGCTTTGGTTTTGGACAGATAGGACAGTGGCAGCTTGAACATCTTGATGAGCGCCATGTGAGACTCAAATTCCTCAATTCTATTAATAAACACTTCCATTGTTTGTTCTACGTCATGCCGGCAATATTGGAGGACTTCTTGGATTTCTTCTGACGTCAGTTTCCGGTCAATATCAAACGGGACAGATGTTTCCTTGATGGAACTTCCAAGAAACCCTTCGAGCTGCTTGAGACTCTTACTCTTGTCCGTCATGATGTCGAAATTGTATAGCTGGACTTTCCGGAACAGATTGCTGTAAGACCAGCCACCTAGCTTTTGGTTGATGATGTGATCTGAGACATCATAAGGATCGAAGCCGCAAAGAATAGCTTTCAAGATGTATTGGTCATACCCTCTTGAGTTAAAGCCTACGAATATTTGATCTTTATGTTCTTCGTAAAACGATTTTAATTGTTCAGCGTCGTTCACGATCTCGGTCGTGGTCTTGGTGTCGGTGTCCATAAACACGAACATCCAATCGAATCGAAAGACTTCTGCGTCATAAAAGATCATCCGGATTCACCAAACTCAAAACGGGCGGATAATGCTTTTTCATATGCCTTCTGTATGTTAGGGTGCATGTCATCCGATTGAGCTCCACAAAGATTACACTTGCAATAATTTTGCTCCGGAAATTCATATTTAACGGCTCCGCAGGAATAGCACATCATAAAAACCATTGGATTATCGATACCAATTTCTCCGTTATGCCAACTGATTTCTAAAAATTCATTTGTATTTCCAAACTCGTCGTAGGGTTTGAGTCCCCCGTCAAGCATGGCAGCGTGTCGTCCAGGTGCGACCAATCGAGCAAGTTTTTCAATTTCCAAATCAGTCGCTTCTTGGCCTTTAACTTCAACAAACATACCCTTGTTTCCGAATCGGTCGTACAGATTTGAAACCCAAAAATCAGGTAAGTAAAATCCGAGATCTCCGAGATCATAACCTTCTTTCTCATATTCCCAATCCAGTCGTAAGGCATCGAAAAACACTGCCCAACGCGCTTCCAGCCGGCTGCGGAAACGATAGCCTTTATATCGTGTTTCAATAGGTTTGATGTCCATTCAGCTCACCTCCGGTTGAAAGAAAGGGGAACCCAAACCTCAGATTCCCCTCTCCAAAACTCCTCACGCCGCGTCGAATACCTCAACGATTTTGTAAGTCTTGTAGCCCTTGTTGTTCTCACCGTATTCGAGTGCATACTCGCACTTCCCGTCGATTGCCTCATGAATGTCCAGCAGCAAGTCGTGATACTGTTTGAAGCTTTCGAACTGGACATCAATGCCGCTGTCCAGGCTGCGCAAAAATTCGTTCGCATTGTGGATCCCGAAGCCGGTATGCAGCACTTGGTTGTAGAAGATGTACGAGCCTTTGTACTCGCCGTCCAAGATCTGCATCCAGCAGCTCATCTTCGGTTTTCCATCTTTGGTTTCAGCGAGTTCCAGCTTCGTGATTTTCACTTCATATTTTCCGACCGGAACTTCCCGGTACTCACCGCCGCCGTTTTCCGCAGCGGCTTTGACATCTTCTTTCAATGCCTTCGTGTCGATCGCTTGGTCGAATTTTTCCCAGATAGATACCATCGTTAATCACGTCTCCTCTTGGCATTTTATTGTCTCGGACGACGACCGCGGCGCGGTTTCTCATCCGGGGTTTCTGTTGGTTGTTGATCAGACTGTTGTTCTTGGGAAGCTTCCTCTTCTTCTTCACTGGCCGCTACCTCAGCTTCAGCGACTACCGGTTCTGGTTTTGGCTTCTCCACCGTTTCAGTCGGCTTTGGCGCCGTCATTCCCTTCTGCGCGGCCGTCAACGTCCGGATGAATTCATCCCGATTCAACGGGATCCTGTCAACGCCGAAATTATACCGGCTGCCGCCGAAGATGTACGGTGAGGTTTTGAAGCTCAAGTACCGTTCATCGCCATCGGCTACAACCAGGGCCGTCAAGTCGACAGTGCCGGCGAGGACATTCGCAACCTTGTCATTGATGTTTGGCTTGAACGTGGTAATTTTGGCGCCGTTTTTCTGCGTGATCTCCGACACGGCGAGCTTGCTGATATATACCAGCTGGTAGCCGCAGTTTTTCAACCGCTTCATGTTGGAAAGGAATTCCGTCCGCACCATGTCGTAACCTTTGCCGTAGCCGGCATCATGTTCGTGCTCGATGCCGAGTTTGTCGTACATGTACAGCCGGCAGTGCTCCCAAAGATCTTCAACCAGGTCGACAACGACCGTTTTGAAGTCATTTTGCTTTTTCTCCAGCTCCGTGATCACGTCGAGGAAGTTTTTCCAGGCGAAAATTCGCGTTGCCAGCCGGCCTTCCACCTTCACGGTGTCCGTGATCCGAACGACTGGAGAGCTGATGTGATCGATGTTCCCGTCCGTGTTGATCATTAGCACATCATCGAAAGAGTCCATAAAGACCGTCTTTCCACTGTATGAATCACCGTACAACCACATATCCGGGGTCGTGTTGATTGTTATTTCACGTCTCTTGTTTTCAGGTAAAATCATGTAATCTATTCCCTCCAAACAAAATTTTTGATAATCGCACCAATCACAAAGCTTCGTGACGTTTTTCGGGTACTGAAGAGCGGCTTCAATGTTTTTGATGTCTTCGAAAAACTCCTGTACCTTCGATTCATCGTATTTCACTTCGCATAACTGGATTTCCGAATTCCGGACCGCGCTTTGCAGTCGTCGCCGGAACTGAGTCAAACTCTCGTCTTTCCGTTGCTTGATTTGGGTTTTCGGAATGAATACAAATCCGAGACGCTTTACCTTGAATCCGGCTTGTTCCAAAAACCACTTGTAAATATGGAGTTGTGGGGATTCCAAATACCGATCGATGTTGTTCGAATATTTGAAGTCCAGCACATCTACTGTTCCGTCACCGTTATCGATGATTAAGTCAACAATTCCCTTGAAAACCGGCGCGTCTATCAGGTATTCATGATGCAGGATATTGACATCAGCCAGCACTTCTTTGACCTTTTCAAGCAATATTTCGAGCTTCAACGCCTCGTTGATTTGGTCATCCGTGATGATGTAGAACTGGCCGTAATAGTGCGTCAACATCGTCAGCTCGTCGGTTTCAATTCCATGATGCAAGCTGTTTCCAACGATTAAGGCATTGTCCGCGGCTTGGTCCGGGACCGTTTTGAGCTTGTCGATGTACTGAAACTTGAACCGCCTCCGGCATTGTTTGAATGTGGAAACTCGGGAATACGAATATTGCAAGTTTTCACCTCCCTTTTGAGCAGCCTTATGAATCTTTGGAAATCAGAGAATCCACCGGGCCGAAGCACCAAACTGATTCCCCCGGACTCGCGGATCCGCTCCAAGTTGTATTCCTGGAGTTTCGCCACTCGTCCGGTTTCCGTTTTAAGCTCAACGGCCACGAATAACCCGGCTACGCAGCAGAGGATGTCGGGGACACCGGCTTTCGTGAATCGGCCGCCGCCCCAATACTTGATGAAGTAGATGTCCTCGTCAGTTAAGAATTTCAGGACTCGGGATTGGAATTGCGATTCTTTCATTTCAGTTTGAACCTGACATGAGCTTTTGTTATCGACGGCTTCTGATAGAGCTCATATGTTTCTGGATGATCCTTTTTGAACTTGGCGCTGTCGAATCGGTTCGTCACGGTTTCGTCTACGTATGTGATAGAAAACTCATCCGTTTCGAATTTCTTGATATCGTGCCGTTCCATCGCTTCGCGCAGCTGTTCTTTCAGCACTTCGCGTTGTTCGCTCAGCTTTTGGAAACGAACTTCCAAGCCGTACAATTTCTTGATTACCGCTTGCACCTTTCGGTCAACGAGCTGTAACTGTTGTTCAGGCATCGTATACCTCCTCAAACAATTTGTCCGTGAAGTCTTTGCGTTGCTTCAGCGTTTCGTAAATATGCTCTTCGATGCTTCCCCTGGTGACCAGGTACCAGTAAAAACACGTTCTGGACTGGCCGATTCGGCGTGTTCGCCGTTGCGACTGCTCGAACAAAATGCTTTCCAGCGGCGGGGAAAAATAGATGATCTTGTTGGCCAGCTGCAGATTGAGCCCGAGAGCTCCGGATTGATATTGTAAGAGCGTGACCGATTCCTCCTGCTCCTGAAAAGCAGTCAAGTCTTTTTCGTCTCCGTTGACTGTACTGATCGGTTTTCCAAGCTCTTCGCAAATCTTGCGGATCCGGTCGTATTCAGCGCGGAAGTTATAGAAAATAAGCACTCTGTCGCTGGTCGATTCGAGCAAATCCTGCAGCGCTTCATATTTCCCCGGATTGTACAAACCGGCCAGCTGGCGGAGATAAAGCATTTTGGTAAGAGCTGTGTCTCCAATAAGCGTCTTGCCGTCAATTTCAATGATTCGGTCGCGCTTGAATCGACTGTATTCTTTTGTGTTTCGAACGCTGACCACGGTATCCACTTTCTCCGGAAGCTCGATTCCCGCGTCTTCATCGGTCATGAACACTGCACCATATTCCCGCAGTTTGGACTTGAGGCGATCAACATTTTTGTAACCGGTGATGACCTGTGTCTTGTGTCCTCCCGGGTCCTCAATCCATTCAGTTTCAATATAGTGCTTCCAGAAAAGGTCTTTACTGATCCGCCAGCCGAGCAGGTTCGCTTGCGTCCAGAGCTGCTCATACTTACCTCCGGTCGGTGTGCCAGATAACAGAATGATGTTGGTCGTTTTGAGCTTCATGATGAACTTGGTTCGTTTCGCCGATTCGTTGGTAATATAGCTGGATTCATCCAGGATTAGCGTGTAGTTCATGAGTTTGAGCAGCTCTGGCCGGCGCCAAACTTTGTCGTAATTGATGACCAGGACGCATTTATCGGGCAGCTGATCGACCTTCTGTGAGTCGAACACGATCACCGGGTAGTCGTAGTAGGTTTCGAAGTGCTTGACCCAGTCATCGATCTTCGACTTCTGGCAAATGACCAGGGCGATTGGATAACCAAGCTGCCGATGTTTTTCGCCGGCAAGGAAAGTCTTGCCCAAGCCCATCGATGCGTAATAGGCCACGCGGGATTTGTCTTTGGTCTGCTCCAGCAATTGGATTTGGTGCGGGAGGAGTTGGACTTTACTTTTCAATGCGGCTGACACCCCGTTGCTCCAGCCGTTCCTGTAGGATATTAAGCTCATTGCGCAGCCGATCAATCTCGTTTTCCCTTTGCTCCAACTCTCGCGCCAATCGAGTAACTTTTTCACCGAGCGAATATTCGTTTCGAGCCCAAAAATCTCGTTCTTCTCGTAGACGTTTAACTTCGGCTTCCGCCTCCAGCGCTCTCCGGATCGCATGCGACCAACCCTCGCGGGCTTCGGCGATGAATCTCGCATCCGCTTTTGAGAGCCGGCCATCACTCATGGTTACGTCGATGAAATACGTGTCGCACCTACCACACTCACACGGCTCAATTCGATAGGGTCCCTGCGTCGCCGCTTCGCAAATTGCGAGATCCGCTTCCAGATCACGAACTTTGCTCATATATGTTCACCTACCAATCGTTCAATGTCATTCATCCAGATTGTACCGTTGATCATGACCGCAGCCTCTCCATGATCAACCCCGCGCACCCAGCGCAGATCCTCCTATCGCCGATCTCCGCATACTTGACAGCCACTGTGCCGCACAGCGAGCAGCCGTCAGCGGGCTTGTACTTGCGCAGGACGATCTCCTCGCCGGACGTAAAGATCTCGACCGGATCGCCCTCAGCGATACCGTACGTGCGACGTAGCTCTTTCGGGATGACGATGCGACCTAGATCATCGATACGGCGTACAATGCCGGTTGCTTTTTTCATAGAGCATTTCTCCTTTTCAGCGCCCAGGGCATGATTTCATCCAGTTGTGCTTCCGTTAATTCTAGTTCTTT